GCATTACCAGCGGCTGCCATTGGACGACCAGAGAACCAAACAGACGCCGCATCTTCTGGCGAACCATATTTTTTAACCGCATTGCCAAAATGATAATTAAACACTGCATCCTGCGCTTCAGGGCTGGCAAGAAATTGTTGCGGCGTTAATGATTGACCAGTGGCCGCTTTTGTCCAAGACGGAATATTCGCGCCCATAACCTGATATGCGCCATAAGCACGATCACCACTTTTTGTAGCTGGCCCCATAATATGATAGCGGCCACTGCTTTCAATTTGCTTGATTGCATTAGCGTAATCAGCCATTGATCCAGTTGCTGGTTGCGCTGTTATAGGAGATTGCGGCGCGGGTGATACATCCTTATCGCCGCCAAAGCCCGATGCGCCCCAGTTGTTAGGCTGCGGCATTGGCGCTGCATGATCTTCTGTAGATTGACCAAGATTATCTGGTCGTTCAGGCGGTAAAGGAACATTTGCGGGCTGACCTACACGGCCTTGCAGCATTGGCTTGTTGGCAACATCAACGCCATACAGCGCACCCTTATACGGAAACGTGGACGGACCCTGCCCCGCCAGATACTTCGCACGAGCCAACGCAAACGCCGCATTAAATGCTTGGCGCTCTGGACTTGGAGTTCCACCACTTGCTAGAGCGACCTTAATCGGCTTGATATTGCGGGCGGTGTGCAGGACGTTGCTCATTGATTAGGTTCTCTCTCATCAATAATTGGCCTCAAAGCGGGTTCTGCCGGAGCCTTAACACCAGTTATAGCCGGAACCACGTTGCCAAGCAAATGTTTAACAACCTGTTCGGATTCAGGATGCACAGCGATGTTTTGCGCTAGGTCAATCATTTGAATGCGCTGCTTTGCAAGCATTTCCTGCTGATCAACCATATTGTCCATAGCGTCTTTTTTCATCGCAGAACCAAGTTGCGCCACTTTGGTTTTACTGTCCAGCAACTTTGCATCCGCCAACTGCTTTTTGATCTCAAGTTCCTGTTCGGCAATAATTGAAGCATGGTGATCCATAACTTTATCATGGTCTGACTTTTCAGATTGCCCGCCAACCAATCCACCTTGCTGCATTTTCATTGCATCAATTTTAACTTTAGCCTGATCAAGCTGCAACTTCCCATCGGCAAGTTTTGCCTTCGTGTCACTGTCCTGCTTTTTGATCTGCATTTCAGCCATTTGCTTTTGCAATTCAGGCGGTGGAGCGCCCTGAGCAGAAGCCGGAATCATAAACTGTTCTGGATTGCTCCAGCCAATAGCTTTCAACGATGCTGTGTCAATCGCAATAGGATCATACAGAGACGGGTTTTGCGCCTGTATCTGTTTCAGGGCAATAATCTTCATAATGCGCTGTGTCTGGCTGGCTGTGTTGGGGTCAGCCTGTGGCACCAGATCAACTTGACCAAGAGCGCGAACAAACGTTTCCTGATCCCATTTGCGGGCTGGGCGGCGGTTTTGCTGCCAGAATGATTCAGGGTTTTCTTTGAAGCAGCGCACAAGCAATTCAAACTCTTCAGCCTGAGCCGCGTGCATCCGTTTATGCACCGAGTTCATGACCTTAGTGGCTTGGTCAATCATTGCCAGCGTTGTACCAACAGGAGCGTCCTGCTTGCCCTCGCCAACGGCCTGCTCTGACGTGCCGCCCAGACGCATACCCGTATCAGCCATGTTTTGCACCAGAGACATAAGACCCGGGCCAACGTCTTTGTATGGCAGGGGCATAATGGCTTGCTGAATTGGCAGTCCGCCTGTTTTAATCAATGCGCCACCGCCAGGGGGGACGCGGAAGATGTTGGTGTTTTGCCGAGCGCCTGAATCCGCATAAAGGAATCCAGGGAAATTGGCGTACATGCCGGAATCAAGCATTTCTCGCCAAGCGGCAGTTATGGCGTTGGTTGTATTACCAAGGATGTGCAGCAAGCCGATGTCATAGAAACCCATGCCAGGGACAAACGTGTATTTGACGAAGTTTGATCGCGCTACGGGGAGTTCTTTTGTATCCTCATCGTAATTACGCACAATGGACAGGATTTGTCGGCTAGTTGCGTCAATGGTTACGCGGTATGGGATTTCCAAGCCGGATTCTTTGCCCTTGCGCCTATGCTCGAAGCCCTGAATATCCAACTCGCAGTAGCACTCAAAGATTTCGCGGTTGCGGTCATCTGGATTTATTACGTCAAGAATAACGCCCTGCTGCGAGGCTTTTTCACGCTGCGCCGCATCAAAGTTAATCATCTTCGGTGTGGATAATTCCGTATCACGGTAAACGCCAAGAATTTGCATCCGCTTAACAGTCGATGACCGCATAGAAATTCGGTGAGTTACGCGGCGGGCGTTTGTCAGGTCTGTGGCTGAATTGTTGACAATGAGGTCGTCTGCATCGACGGATTCTGAGACGGGACGATTGCGTAATGGGCAGAAATATACTTTTTTGAATGACGTCCCACCAAAGCCCAACATGAATAGCATTCTATCCGTATCGGGGTAGTATTCCTTCGCGGTGCTAGTGAGATAGTGGTTGATGTCGTTTTCAAGATCATTGGCGAGTTGGTCAGAGTCGAGGGTAGCATTGTTATTGTCCTCACGAATCTTTACTGGCCCATCTGTAGGTAGCATTTCGGATCGGGCGTTCGCTTGGAACCTGAGCACAGCTTCGAGAAGCAAAGGGTGCCGAACCTTGGACATTCCTTCGACGGGAGCGCCATCTGCAACTGATCCCAGTCCTGGAATTTCAATCTTGAGTCCAAGTAGCTTGATTCCAAGTGCTCTGTCGTCAATCCATTCTTTACGGCTTTCAAGGTCGTCATTTATTCCCTTAAGCAAATCTTCTGAAATTCGGGACAGTTCCCTCTCGTCCACTTCATCGACCAGATTGTCAAACCAGTCTTTACGGTTTGGCTTACCAGCGCTTTCCAGTGGGGATCCATCCAGTGACAATGAGATTGATCCGTCGGGAAATTCGATGGTTATAACATTGCCCTTGTCATCGTATGTCTTGCCGTCGGATTCATCTTCGTTTTCAATTGCCACGTCTTCACTGTCGAATGAAGGTGATTCCTCTGATTGCGGCATGAGACGAATGTGAGACGGAACGAGTGGCATAGTTTAATCCTTAAACCGAATACAATGGCGCGGGTTGTGTGGTTGGCCGACGCATTAAATCTTCGTAGCTTTGCTGCACTTCTTCCGCACGTTCCATCATACCCGCTTTTCTCAAGAATCGCAATGCAGAGCTGACAGTGTCTACGAGGTCGTCATGTTTGCCTTTCGGAAACATCATGCACTGAGTTATGACCTGATCAACCCACGTTTTATCCGGCGCGTAAATGAGGCCATCTTCAAACAAGTGCTGGATTGAATACAATCGGGCGATTTTGTCAAGCGACTTGGGATCATCTAGAATAACCTGATAGCCTTTATTGGAATACAGGCGGCGCAACTCTTGCGCTACGGGAATGCCTGCGGCTTTGTTTTCAATCAGGATTGTTTCGGCTTGCATCATTTTCATCGTATTGGCAACTTTTGTCACCAGATCATTAAGCTGCAAACGCTCTTGCCACGCATAGACCATCATAACTTTCGGGTGCGGCTGCTTGTAGGTGCGCTCGATCTTGTAGGCTTTGCCATCCTTTTGAAGTGCATTTGATGCTGTTGCTATCGGGTCTTCAGAGAACACGCCCCAAACAGTCATCGCGCTAAAGTCATTTTCAGTCTTTGTCGTGTAAGCCGTATCCAGCGAGGCAATGATGTAGTCAAACGCCGGAAGCGCCACATCGTTAGGCCAGAGTTGCCAATGGTCGCGCTTGATAATACCACCATCTTGCGGGCTGGGCTGTTGCTGGAACTGGCCGGAAACAGCGTATGATCCCATGATTTTCTTATCACGCTCGACAACATGGGCGGGGAATCGTGCAGGAAAGTACAACTCTCCGGCAACAGTGCGCGGATCACTAGCGCCTAGCATTGTTGGTGCGGCGCGTTCTGGATCATATTCCATCGGAATCATAATCCAGTCATAACCTAGTTTTTTATCCATAATAACGCCCGTTAGGTCTTCTTCGTGCAGGCGCTGGGAGATTTGTATAATGGCTGACTTTTCTGGAGAGTTCAGGCGAGTTGGAACGGCTGTTAGGAACGTTTCAATGGTTGACTGACGAATAGCGTCCGATTGTGCGCCGTCGACGCTAAGGCCATCGTCGATGATAACACGATCACCACGAGCGCCAGTCATACCAGTGAGCGCAACGGCTTGGCGGAATCCTCCGGCGGTTGTTTCAAATTTGCCCTTGGCGTTCTGGTCTCCGGTGATTTTAACGCGGTCACCCCAGCGCTCCTGATACCATTCGGATTGAATGAGGCGGCGGCATTTGACGTTATCGCGAATAGCCAAATCGAGCGAGTGCGAGGCGCAAACGTATTTCGTGTAGGGCATATTGCGCGGACCGAGTTCCCACGCTGGCCACATGACTCCGACGAGCAGGGACTTCATTGCGCCAGGGCAAACGTTAATGCAGAGGCGGTTGTAGTATTGCTCGTCGTCAATCATCATTTCTTCGGTGATTGCGGTCAGGTGTTCGGCAATCATGTCGATATGCCAGTTGTGGATATATTCGTGCGGCTCAATGGCGTGCCATGATTGCTTGATAAATTCGGACAGGCTTTCTTCGCAGTCGGCCTTGTCCAGCGCAAACAACGATTTGCGAATGTCTACCAGTTCTTTGTTCAGCAGCAGGGTTTCACTCATGCGAGAGAATCATCTACCGCTAGAATAACGTAAATCATTTCGGCGGCTCCGGTAAAGGCATCCAGTATTTAAAAACTTTGTTCGGATGAAACCAACCATCCAAAGTAACCCAATTATATCCTTCTTCCAAACCTTCAGGAACCCATCTGACTTGGTCAACTCTTGAACATGCTTCTTCTGTAGCCAATATCCATTGACATGAATCTTTCGGCGCTGTTTCAATAGTTTGCCACTTTGTGCCCATTGCATTTTGCCACAATTTATGAAGTTTAATGGCAAGGCTGCGATAATCCCCGTTTGCTATTGTATCAATGTTTCGTTCTAACTCTTCGGATTCAGCCTTTTCAACATTGGCTTTGACCTGTTCTCTCCAGTCAGTCATTTTATTTATCCTGTTTTGTTAATTTTCGTTCAACACCAAGAAGGAACCCTACAACTAATCCAAAAAATAACCCAGAAAGGCTCATAAATAACATTCCAAAAACAAACCATCCGTAATCAATCATTCTATCTCTCCAAGCGCTTTTCGAATAATGTAATTCATTTGAGTTGCGCCAAAACGAACTTGATTAAGGTGTTTACTCATTTCAATGATTTGCATTTTCAATTCTTTATTTTCATCACATTTTTTATCATACAATTTTATAATTCGCTCAAGTTCTGTTTCTTTATCTTGATTGTCAATTTTTGCAATTTTTTCAATTTCTTTTTTAATATCTTTTGCTGTGGCAATCATAAAATCATAAGCAGTCATACTAGAATATTCAATTTTTTGATTTTCACCTGCTTTTGTTAAAGGGCAGTTTATTATTTTATCAACTGCATCAATGCAATCTTGATATATATTTTTCATTATCTCGTCATCCTTTGTTGGATACCAATCAATCATTTTAGTCCCATCCTAATTTTTCTGTTAATTTATCAAAATCATCATTTTTTTCTCCTTCTCGGTGGCGTAGGAAGTGGCATCCAATGAGTTGGCTGATGAGATTCATTTAATTTTAACCAGCAACCATTTTTAATTTTACCGTTTGAAAAATCACCAAACCATCCAGGTTCCTTGCTTATTTCATGATATTTTATTCTTGTAACGTCTCCATTAGGTAACTTCCCCAAAATTGATGGAGTTTCAAACCAAATAGATTTACTTTTAGGTGCTGTTTCTATTGGTTGCCAAATTGGCTCTTTATCATTTGAAATTGCTTCAATCTGCATAATTATAGGTTGCCATTTCATCAACCGATCAAGTTCCGCCTTAGCTTCGCGCAGTTGCGTCATTAAATCATTTATTTTTTCGTCATTTTCGGTTGGATACCATTCAGTCATTTCAATATTCTTTCTTCCATTTCATAAAAAGAATGACTCTGCCTTTTTCTTTTTCCATTCGTTTTAAGGCTGGCTCCAACTCTTCGGTAAAATCAAAAGTCCTTATTCCGTTTTCGGCAATGTAAGTAACTTGGTAAACATCTACCGTTGATTTAAACTTTTTTGCTAAATCGAGCTGCATTTCCGCTATTTCAATGTTTGTCATTTCCTTTCTAATCATTTCTTGATAATCGCGTTCAATTTGCTCAAATTCTTCATCTGTCATTTGTTGATCACTCATCACTCACCTCCAAAGCTGCCATCAAAGCCTGCCGCACAGATTCGCGCTGCTCTGCGCTGAGGGCGCTTGCATTGATAACCTTGCTTTCAATCTCGATTGCGCCACCGTCTTTGCCAGTGACTTCCGTTCTAGCCGTTTCTCTCCAGTTGGCTCTTGTTTTAAGCCAAAAAATAGCGGCTGTTATAGCGCCAGGGGCTTTGCTGTTTGCAATAGAATAAAGATTTTGAGCAATCTGAGCATTCATCATTGATTCTGCCACGTCAAGTTCGTGACTATAATATTTTCTTAAAGTTTCATCTGAGATTCCAATTATTTTTGCAATTTGGTCGTGCTTTAACCCAAAGCCCGCCATTGCTGAAACTTGCTTGCGATCTTTTTCAGTTGGTTCATGCGGCTTGCGAGGCATTGAATGTATTTCCTGTCTGTTCGTTAATAGCCTTTTGTCCTGTAAAATTTTGCCAGCGTTTGACCGCCACATCGACATAGGCCGGGCTGAGTTCGATTGCGTAAACATGCCGTCCGGTCATTTCGCCCGCAATAATTGTCGTTCCCGAACCCGAGAACGGCTCGTAGATCGCTTGCCCGGGCGAAGAGTTGTTTTCGATCGGTCGCTTCATGCATTCGACCGGCTTTTGAGTGCTATGTCCAGTCTCGGATTTCTTCGGCTTGTCAATCTGCCAGAGCGTTGATTGTTTGCGGTCTCCTTGCCAATGACCAGTCGCGCCTGCCTTTTCGCGCACCGCGTACCAACACGGTTCGTGGTGCGGATGATAATGCCCGCGCCCGATCACGAACTGGCTTTTCGCCCAGATGATTTGCGCACGGATGCCGAATCCGCTTGCCTCAATGCTTTCAGCTACCTTGTGGGCCATATTGCCCGCATGCCAGACATAGGCAACCTCGCCCGGAAACAAAGCCCAGGCTTCACGCCAATCCGCCTTGTCGTCGTTGAGCACTTTGCCAATAGCCCTTCCGCATATTTTCTTACCATTACTACGTTCTGCTTCATTTCGCCAATTAGCGTCGTATTCCACCCCATAAGGCGGATCCGTCACCATCAGATGCGGTCTGACAGGGCCGAGCAGTTTTTCGACCGTAAGGGCGTCGGTGCTATCGCCGCAGATCAGACGATGATTGCCGAGAATCCAGACATCGCCCAAAACAGTTACAGGATCGGCAGGCGGTTCAGGAGCGTCATCAGGATCAGTCAATCCTTCTGTTGGATCATTAAGCAAATCAGCAAGAACCTTGTCGTCAAATCCAATCAGATCAAGATTGAACCCATCCGAATTTAATTCGCCAATTTCAATCTTTAACATTTCAATATCCCAGCCCGCATTCATTGCAAGCTGATTATCTGCTAGAACGTAGGCCTTCCGCTGCGCCTCTGACCAGCCTTCAGCGACCATGACGGGTATATCTTGCAGTCCCAGCTTTTGAGCCGCCATAACGCGCCCGTGCCCCGCAATGATTGAACCTTCTCCATCTACAAGCACAGGATTAGTCCATCCCCATTCCTTAATGCTGGCGGCAATCTGGGCAACCTGCTTTTCACTATGAGTTCTTGCGTTTCTTGCATAAGGCACAAGTGACGCCACTGACTTTCGCTCAACGTGATCTGCCGGCCACTTTATAGAACCAATTTTCATTTCAAACCTCTCCATGTTGCGTGGATCATACCGCAATTAGCGACAACACGCCACAAAAATCGCATGGCGGTTGTTTTTAATTAAAAGCAACCGCCCTATAAGTTTCAATTACGCCACAGCCCTCGCTTGTTTGTCGCACACCGTTTGGTATCCAGATTGGAATGCGTCACAAATACGCACTGCATAACCAGAGCCGAGGGGCGCATTGGATGTGCGAATCATGTGCATGATAACCTTGTTATGGATCGGAATGCGTTTCGCATTTTTTTCAGCCGCATCAATACCTGCTGCATAAGCTGCCAGCAATTCTGTGTCTGTGATGTTTGCTGCATTTATCATTGTCATTCTCCATTTATGTGGCGTCAGCGCCGTGTTGATGTGACTGTTATACACGATCCACAAAAAGCGTCAAGTCCGAATCGCATCCGGATTACTTATTTTTGAATATGTTAAACCAAATATGTAAAAACTCCCTGTAAGTCGTTGATAATATTATATTATAATATTATATATATTAAATATATATATAGTTATAAATACTACTCTCTCTCTCTCTCTCTCTAAAACAGTCTTTAGGTTATTCTATTATCTTATATGTCTATTTTGTATGGTTCTTTTTTGTGTATCTCTCTCTTTTAGGGAATAAGTAAACTATCTTATATCAAATAATGATTTCAATGACTTAGAAAATATCCATAAAAATATCCATACTAAGTAAAAACCTGTCATGGAATCGTTGCCAGTTCGTGCAAATATGGTATGATAATCTGCCAACGGAGGATTAATCGCATGAATTTATTAAACAAAATTTTGATTGAAATGGCTGAGATTCTAACTTTAATAGCGGAGGCATCTATGAAAACAGAGTTCGATTATAGGATAGTTGAGGAAGATGGCTGTTACAGCATAAGGGAGGTATCTTACGACGAAAATGGCAACATCGAGTCATATGGAAAAGACGAGTCTTATCCGATTGGCGTTACACCTGACGATCTGGCGGAAGATTTAAATGAAATGATGGAGGCAATGAAGAAGCCAGTGCTTCGTATTAGGGACGATGAACTGATCGAGGATTAAA